GTGGATATTAGTTCACCTTCGAGCCATCAGCAACTTGACAAAAGTTCAAGAACTCTTGCCAAGAAACTGACAGCTCTCGGATAGTCAGTCCGGGTATAAGCTTAGTTTTAATTAGCTTATACACTAGATTGTCACTTGTGCTAGCGGCAAAGTCTATAGAGACTAAGCTATCCCAATTCGGGGTAGTACGTCTTTTTAGCTTAAACCGTGCTCTAGCAGGGAGTGCAATCTTGTAGTCTCTAATGTAACCACCGATAAAACTGACAAGGAGTCCGTTTTCATTGCGGTTACGAAGATCGTCTGTACTCACTCGCCTAGGTGTAGCAATGAGGGCTCTATAGAGATAGGAGCCGTTTTTGTTACGTTTGGGGCTTGTAAGGTGGTCTGAGGTAATGATAAACCCTGATTCATACGATTCATGGCACGGGACTGGTCTGAAATCGACCAAACCACGAAGCCATTGTAAAGTATGAAAAAGAGGAATACCATTCCGAATAGACCACATATGCAGACGGTTAAACAGAGAATAAACATGTGCTTCATTTGAGAACTCCTTAAGAAAAATGCCACGAACATCATGGCCTTTATAAAAATCACCGCCGCAAGATTCTCGAAAGAAACCTGAGGTGAACGATTTACTTAAGTTCAAACTGAAGCCGCTCTTTCTAAGTGCAAATATAACCTGAGGTGTAACAGACGAAGGAACGATTATATCGTCTCCGAAAACTGCGAACCGAAGGTTGTTCTTGTTGCTTAGTTGGAGTGCAGCCTTTACCATACACGTAAATATGAGTGTCATAAGTGGGAACGTAAAACCATTTCCCATTGTGCTAATCATACCCAGTGTATGTTGTGTGCCATTAATATCGGTAACATGCGAACGTATTTTGTCCATCATGTCAAAGATATCTTTGGGCAAGAGTTTCTTCATTAAATCTAAAGATAAGCTATCACTAGCCATCGACAGATCCAACGTTGAATAAGCTCCTGTAAGGGAGCCTTCTCTTGCAAGCTCTTTGTTG